CGAGCCCGAAGTACAGTTTCGCGCCCGTCCACCACCACGAGAACAGCGTGACGATCCCACGGACCGCGGGACCGATCGCGTTGTTCCACAGCCACATCGCGCCGGCCGCGATCCCGTTGAACGCCGGCTGCAGGGCGTTGGTCCACAGCCACCCGCCGACCGCGCCGAGCACCTTGAACGCGAGCACCCACGGACCGATCACGGCGACCGCGACGACCGCGAACAGGATCTTCGCGCCGAGGGCGATCGCCGAGAACACGGGCGACAGCACGCTCGACCACAGCCACGAGGCGGCCGAGCCGATCGCCCGGAGCCCGGTCATCAGGTAGCCGAAACCGGGCTTGAGCGCCCCGTTCCACAGCACATCCCAACCGGCTTTGATGCCGGACCACGTGGCTTGGACGATCGAGCGGAACGTGTCGCTCTTCTTGTACGCGACGACCAGCAACGCGACGAGGGCGAGTACGCCGACGATGATCAACCCGACCGGGTTCGCCGACGCGACTGCGTTGAACGCCGCCTGCACGCCGGTCGCGATCCGGGTCGCGTTCGACCACAGCAGGATCGCCCCGCGGTAGACCGAGAACACGCCCGCGGTGATCCCGGTCGTGATCGCCTGCGCGGCCATCACGGTCGTGAGACCGACGACGGCGACGCCGACCGGGATGAGCCATGCCCCGTACTTCTGCAGCCATTTCCCGCTTGCCTCGAACGCCGTCCCGACAGCCTGCGCGGCGGGCACGAGGTAGGAGACGAGGGCGCCGCCGACCGTCCTCGTCGGCGGCAGTACGTACTTGACGAGGAACTTCCCGACGTCGCGCAGCGCGGGCAGCGCGTACTTGCTCGCGAAGTTGGCGAGCCCCTGCAGCGCCTGCCGCTTGAACACCTCGACGTCGTGCGAGGCGGTGTTGCTGAGCTGCTTACCCATGCGGCCCGCGGCGCCGCCGACCTTGCCGAGCCCGGCCGCCGCCTTGCTCGGGTCGAGGGCGAACAGCGCCTTACCGAGATCCTCGGCCTGCGTACCGAACAGGCTGGTCGCCGCCTGCGCTTGCTTGACCGGGTCTTTGATCCCGCGCAGCCGGTCGAGGGTGAGCTGCAGGACACCGTTCGCGGACTTCCCGCCCTTGGCGAACTTGCCCGCCATGTCGTCGGCGCTGAGACCGAGCATCTTGAACCCGGCCGCGGTCGTCGTCGACCCGTCGACCGCCCGGATCGAGAATTCCTTGATCGAGTCGGCGACGAGGTCGCCGTCGCGGGCACCGTTCTTGAGCCCCTGATTGATCAGTCCGATCGCGGTCGCGCCCGACAGCCCGGCTTTCTTCCACTGCACCGAGTACTCGTTGACCGTGTCGATCAGGTCGCCCGCCTGGTCGGCGCCCGACTGGAACCCGGCCGTCAACAGGTCGAACCCGGCCTTCGCGTTCTTGACCAGACCCGTACTCAGCAGCTTGCCGACAGCCTTAGTTGAGTCGGCGACGTCGGCGTCGAACACGTCCGCGAGGTTCAGCGCGTCCTGACTGAGCCCGACGAGTTCCTTCCGCGGGGCGCTGATCGCCGCGACGCCGTTGCGCTGCAGCGACTTGAGCGACTCATCGACCTGGTCGATCGACTCGCCGTACCCGGAGGCGTAGACCTTGCCCGCGATCTTCCCGGCGCGGGCGGTCTCCTTCTCCGTGAGCCCGAGCGAGGCGCCGAGCTTGGCCGTTGCCTTGTCCTGTTCGACCGCCTCGGCGAACCCGACCGCGAACAGCCCGCCCGCGCCTGCGGCCACGCCGACGATGCCCGCTTTCAGCTTGCCGCCCATGCCGCCGAGGAACCCGTCGCCGGCGTCCTCGCCGGCGGACGTGCCGACTCGTGCCGACTCGCCGCTGATCTGCTGATTGAGCAGCCGGCCGAACCCTCGCGTCTCGGGAACGACACTGACGTACCCGACGCCGACCTCGACCGGCATGTCGAATCACCCCGTTCCGGGCAGCACCTGCGATGTGATGTGGTCGTAGGCAGCCCGCGCCTTTGCCCGGTCCCGCTCGGCCGCGGCCGCGGATTCCTCGGGCGTCGGGTCGCCCGGCCGCCAACCCGGCTCGGGCCACGGCATAGCTGGCTTCTTGGGATCGCGGTTGGCGTTCACGAATGCGCTGAACAACAGCGCGAGCAGATCGCGCGTGTCGGCGGCCGCGTAGTCGAGTGCCTGCCACGCGTGCCCGTTGTGGGCGCGGTTGGTAGCGCTGTCCGGCGGCAGCCTCTCGACCAGGACGCGCAGCAGCCGCAGCGTGATCTCGCCTCGCCAGTAGGCGGCGAGCGGACCGCCCTTGCCGACGCTGCTGCCGTAGTACCGGATCAAGTCCGCCTCGACGGCCTCGGGTTGCTCGCCGAGGACGTCTACGGCGGTGTACGTGTAGACCTCGACGACGTCGTCGCCGTCGGGGTCTACCCCCTCGTAGGGCGTACCTTCTGCACCTTGTCCTGCGCCTCGTTGCGGATGCCGACGTACAGCAGCATCACGCTGTTGACGTCGCCGCCGGCGTTCTTGAACGCCTGGTACTGGTCGCCGAGCAGGATGCGGGCGCCGGCCTCGTCGCCCTTCGCCTCGTTGAGATCCTGCTGCATGTCGTCGGGGGTGAAGATCGGGTGCGGGAAGCTGAACACCTGCGGGTCGTCCTCGGGGCCGACCTCGAATTCGACGAGTTCGCCGCCGACCGCCTCGGAGTACGACCGCTTGACGGTCTCCAGCCGGTATCGCGCCTTGTTGGGCTTGCTCATGATCGTGTGCCTTTCTCGGGTGAGCTGCGGGTGAGCGTGCGAGGGCGAGGGACGGTCGGGGCTCACCCAGAACCGCCGTCCCCCGCCCGTTCATGGGGGACCGTCAGCCGCCGGACGGGGCGAGCGAGCGCCAGCCGGGGCCGTCGATCCAGTTGCGGCACGAGGTGCCGACGGTGCTGTCGCGGTACGCGGTGACCGTGACCGGACGGGTCGTCGGGTCCGCCCGCGACCACGTCTCGTCGTCCTTGTCGCTGAGCCGGGCGCGCGGCATGAACTTGACGACGTAGATCTCTCCGCCGTCGTCGCCGTAGTCGAGCCCGATGAACAGCAGTCGGCGGAACGGGTTCCGCCCCGACTTGGCCCGGTCCCACGTCCACGCTGCCGAGCCGATCGCAGGCAGCGCGCCCGTGCCGGACAGGGGCAGCCCCTCGTACATGGCGACGGTCGCCGCGTTCGTCTCCTGCGGCGACCACGTCGCCGTGAGCACGTCGCTTTCGACGTCGCTGCGGGTCGGCTCGGAGGACTGCGACGAGGTGACGTCGGCCATCGACACATCGCTCGGGAAGCTGATCCCGTCGTCGGTGGTGTAGCCGATCGGCACGAACCCGGCCGGGATCGTGACGAGGTTGCCGTCGGTGTCGAACGGGTTCGTGATCACGGCCGTCGAGATGTCCGCCGCGAAGATCGCCTGTACGAGCTGCTTGCGGATGTACTCGGTGTGCAGCCCGGTTTCGAGCGACACCGGGGTCGGTGTGGACATGCTGATTCCCTCCATGGGAAACCCCCGGCCGGCGCGCGGCTCGGGGGTGAGTGGGCAGGGTGGCGGGTGAGCCGATCAGGGGGCGGCGAGCGCCTTGCCCCGCAGGGACACCTCGACGGCGAACGAGGCGCGTTCCTGGCCGCTTTCGGGGTCGGGCGAGGTGTTCGGGCCGCCGACGTCGACGACGTCGTACGCGACCGCACCTCGCCATCCCGGGATCGCGAACACGAGCGCTCGCGTGACCTTGACGAGGTCGGCGACGGCGCCCTCGTCCGGCCCCCAGCACTCGAAGTCGAGCCGCGGCCGGTCGGTGATCCGGTCGATCCGGCTGCCGCCGACGCGCTCGATCCGGACGAACGAGGCGGGGCGCGAGGTCGGCACGCGGGTGACGACCCGGACGCCGAGACCGGCTGTGTCGAGTGCCGCCTGCAGGTAGGCGCGGACGACGGCGACGGCGTCGGGGAACTCGACCGGTGCCGCCATCACTCGACCGCCCGCGCGGCGTCGAGGGCGCGCAGCAGCGCCCGTCGTGACACCTCGGGGTACGGGGTCGAGTAGTCGCCGACGACGGCGCCGCGAACACGGTGGTCGCCGGTCTCGATGTCGACCCGGAACTCGCCGCGCCACCCCTCGGCCCGCGCCGTCGCGCTCGCGTCCGCCTCGATCGCCCGCACCTTGCGCTCGATCAGCGCCCGAGTCTCCGGGGCACGCAGGAAGCTCGCGATGCCGCGGCGGTTGGGGACGAACCTCGTTCGGGCCATGCGATCACCCCTCGACCGTCTTGAGCCTGATCTCGTAGTGGTGCAGCTCGGCCGGGGTGTACGCCGGTCCGGGCGGGCCGATCACCTCGAAGTCGAGCCCCTGCCAGTGCACGCGGTCGCTGCCGTACACCGTGAGCGGGCTGCCCGAGGTGTCGACCGGGTTGCAGACCATGAGCCACTCGCCGATCTGTGTCGACCGCTGGTCGTTGTCCTCGGCGCCCGTGTTCTGCTGCAGCCACGCGGCGACCTCGGCGTGCGTCGTCGCGGCCGGCGACCAGTCGTCGACCTCGTTCTCGTACCGGTCCGTCGTCCGGCCGGGATGCTCGACGTCGACGAGGTGCGGCAGTACGTCCTCGGGGATCACCGCCTGCCCCGAGTCCAGCCGAGCGGCTGCCAGTCGCACGGATCCGGCCGCCAACCCGGCAGCCCCTCGTCACGCAGCCCGACCGAGTACGCGGCGTCGGCGTCCGGGTCGCTCTCGTCCTCGGGCTGCAGTTGAGCGATCTCGTCGTCGGTGAGGTACAGCCCGCCGTCCTCACCGAGCGACTCGGAGTACTGCCCGATCGTGCGCTGCCGGTACCCGCCCGGATTGGCCATCACCCGCCGGACGACTGCGACGCAGATCGCGCGCAGCGTCGCCTCGTCCGGTGTGTGCCCGGTCGGGATGTGCCGCCGCATGATCGCCGACGCGTCGTCGAGGTACACCTCGACCTGCGTCCGCTTCGGGCTGCCCTCGGGCAGGGTGACGGCGGCGCGGTCGGTGTAGTCCTTGACCGTCGCGAACGCGTCCGCCACTGCCCTACTCCTTCGGCTGCTCGGGCTCGACGAGTTCGGCCGCCTCGCACGCCGCGATGATCTCCTCGCGGCTAGCCTCGGCGGCGACCTCGACGTCGTGCTGCTCGGCGTACGCCCGCCACGCCTCGACGCCCGAGCCGCGGCCCGAACGAGGCGGCGCCTCGTCTCCCCAACCATCGCCCGCGCCCGTGGGCGTGGGCGCCTCGATCGTGGAATCGGCGTCGGTCCACGCGTGGTCGCCGATCCGCTTCGCCACCTTCGGCGGCACCTCGTCGTCGGGCCCGTACGGGACGCCGTCAACGTGCACGTACGCGATCAGTCGTCGGCTCATGCGAGCACCTGCGCCTTGAACGTGAGGTTCGGCTCGCGCAGAACCGGGATGCCGACCGCGGCCGCGTGCGTCCACAGGCGAACCGGGTCCTTCGTCTTCCACGTGGCAGCGACGACGCCGGGCTGATCGCCGGGCTGCAGCGAGTAGTCGTCTTCGAGGCTCTCGGCTGTCGTGCCGAGCAGCGTCGCGCCGAGGTCGGTCGGCTGCGCCGCGGACGTCGAGCCGGGCTCGGGCAGCAGCGCGAGCGCGTTGCCCGGAGTGATCCGGGTCGAGACGCCCTCGACCTTGACGCGCGCGTCGTAGATCTCGACCGGGGGCAGCCCCATCGAGGAGAGAACGGCGTTCAGTTGGTCGTTCGTCGCCATGGGCGCCGAGCCGGCCGGGGCCAGCGGGTAGACCTGCCGGATCACCTGCGCGCACATGGTCATGTGCTGCACGACGATCTTCGGCGCGAGGATCACGGCCGGGCTCTCGCCGTTGGTGTCCTCGTACGTGGCGACCCACGACTGCAGGTCGCTGAGCGGCGTCGCGTTGGTGTGGTCCGACCACAGCGTCGCGGCCACGACCGAGTGCGCGGCCGAGCGACCGAAGTCGATCGTCTGCTGCAGCTCGGCGACCGGCATCGCCGCGTTGACGAGGGTCTGCCCGCGCCCGACCTCAAACCGCGCCGCGATGTTCTTCGCGAGGCGGACGGCGTCACGAGCGATGAACGGCAGCGCCTCGTCGCGGGCCAGCTTCCGCAGGCGCAGCCGGTCGTACTCGTTCAGCATGATCTTTTCGGAGATCGGGGGCAGCTCGCCCATGACCTTGCCGAGTCCCTCGCGCCGGCCGATCTTCGACTCGGCGTCCCACGAGCGGTAGCTCGACGCCTCGGCGAGCCCGCCGCCGCCCTTGAGGAACTCGTACGTGATGTCGTCGACGGACACGTTCGGCAGCCACCGCGACAGGGTGAACTTGTTCACCTGCAGATCGGCGAGTGCCGCCCGGATAAGGCCGGTGAGTTCGGTCGGCTCGATGAACTCAGTATCGAGAGTCCAGCTCATCTCTTCTCTTCCTCTCAGACGAACCGGATCGAGCCGGCGACGTCGGCCTTACCGGCGGCGTCGACGGCACCGAGCGGCAGGCGCGACTCGCGCACCTTGCCGTGCGTGAACAGGGCGCCGGCCGGGTCGATCGTGTTGACCGTCGGGGCGCCGACGGCGGCGAACAGGAACCCGACGAGGGTCTGCCGGCCGTCGTTCGCGGCGTCGCTGTAGGGGCCGTACTTCCCGCCGACCGTGATCTTCCCGAGCGGGATGCCGCTCACGAAAAAGCCGTTGGGGTAGTGGGTGGCCGGGGTGAACAGCGACGTGTCGAGTGCGATCGACTCCGTCGCCTGCGTGCCGTGCTCGGAGCCGAGCCACGACTGATCGTCACCCGCGTACGTGGTCGTGCGCTGTGTGAGGTCCATCTGCGATCCCTCCTGGATCAGGTCTTGTCGCCGCCGCCGAGCAGCGTCTTGTACAGCTCGCGGCCGGCCTCGATGCCGCCGCCCTTGCCGCCGTCGCCCGAGCGCCGCCGGGTGCCCTGGTATCCGGCGCCCCGTCGGTGGCGCGTGTCGCGCTCGCCGTCCTGGTCGCCGTCTCCGTCGCCCGATCCGTCGCCGTCTCCGTCGCCCTTGCCGTCGCCCTTCTTCGGGGCGAGCCGGTCGATCAGCTTCGTGAGCCCGTCCTGGTCGACGTCGCCGTTCGCGTCGATGTACTTGGACAGGTTCACGTCTTCGACGACGTCGGCCGGGTTGTCGAGGCGGCCGGACGCGCCGGCGAGGAACACCTGCCGGGCGAGGGCGGCGGCGCCGCGCGAGCGTTCCTCGGCGACCGCCTTCTTCACTGCCTCGGTGATCGCCTTCTCGCTGTCCGTGGCGTTCGCGGCCTTGAGTTCTTCGAGTTCGCGTGCGGCGTCGGCGTTCTCCTTGGCGCGCGCCTCGTGCTTGCGTGACTGCGCCTTCCACTTCTCGACGTCCGAGTCGCCCTTGCCCGTGTCGGGCTTGGTGTCGTCGGTGCCGGTGCCCTTGCCGTCCTTGTCGGCGTCGGGCTTGCCGCCCTTGTCGTCGCCCTTGCCGTCCCCCTTGTCGTCGCCGTCCGCGTAGAACACGGGCGAGAACGGGTGGGTCGGGTAGGGGTGCGACCATGCCGACTCGATGCCGGGCAGGGTGCGAAGGGTGCGTGCGCGCATGGCTGTGTCTCCCGTGTCGGGTGGGGTGAGCGAGGGTGCGCCGTGTCGGCGCCGTACGTCACGCGGCCGGGATGTCGTCCGGTCCGGTGAAGTTCTGTCGGCGGACCGCGAGCAGCGGGCCGTACTCGCCGTGTTCGCGAGTGATGATCAACTGCCGGTAGTCGGGGGCGCGGCCGCCGGCGTCGCTCTGGCCGGTATCCCGGGCGATCGCGTCGTGCGCGTCTTTGAGTAGCTGCTCGTCGATGACGTGCCCCGGATCCTTGTTGCCGGGCAGCGGCTCGGGCTCGCAGTGGCAGCCGGGGTGAATCGGCATCAGATCGGCGACCCGGTATCGCTGCGTTGAGGCGATCACGCACAACGCGCAGTTCCCGGTGCCCGTCATGCGGCGCCGGTAGAACTGCGCGCCCGAGCGGGTCATCGACTGCCGCGCCGCCTGCGTACGGGCGAGCTGCATGTCGGTCTCGGTGATGCTGAGCAGCCGCGTACGCGCCTGCCCGATCGCGTCGACGTAGTCGGTCCCGCGTGAGAGCGCCGTATAGGCGGTGACGAACGGGCGCCGGTAGACCTCGGCCGGCTCGACGCCCCGCACCGCCTCGTCGAGGACGACACCGGTCGGCGCTGCGGTGCCGCCCGTCATGTCGGCGATCATCGCCGACAGGTACGCGTCCGTGATCGCGCCCATCTGTTGCTGAGCGGCGAGCACGACCGGCAGCGCCCGCTCGATGAACAGGGCGGCGTCGGCGTCGCGGTAGCTGCCGAGGCTGTCGAACGCGGCGAGGGCGAACGACACGACACGATCGCGCAGGGACGTCGACAGGGCGCTGTACCGGTCAGTGAGCGCCGCCTGCAGCGCCTCACCCACCGGTACCCCCCTCGGGCAGATTGCCCGCCGTCGGCGCCGGGTTCGCGGGCAGCAGCGAGGCGGCGAGCAGCGCCTGCGAGGCGGCACCCGCCGTGATCCGGCGGACCGTCGCGGGCGTCTCGCCCATCTGCTCGGCGATGATGTCGAGCGGGTAGCCGATCGACTTGAGCTTCGTCGCGGCGTCGGCCTTGACCGCGAGACTCACGTGCGCCGGGTTCGCCCACCGCACCTCGGCCTCGGTGTAATCGGCAGGAACGCCCGCCTGCGCAGCCGCGAGCGCCATCACGGTTTCGAGCTGCTCGCCGAACGACGCGATGTGTTCGAGCATCTTCGCCACGTGCAGGATGTCGAGCGCGCCGATCGTGTCGGCGCTGATGTTCACGAGGTCGCCGGCGTAGTAGTACGCGGGAGTCTGCGACACGATCAGCATGTCGCGCACATCCGACTCGTGCTCTTTCAGGAACCCTGACAGGTCGGTCGCGTCGAGCTGCCCGAACTGTGCGTTCTCCCCTTCGCTCGCCCACACCGCGGACGGCGAGGGCACGAACGGCTGCTCGACGACCGTGAGCCCGGTCGCCTCGTCGATCCGCTTCCGGAACTTGTGCCCCTTGATCCACTTCTGCCGGAACCCGGAGTACCTCGACGCCGCCATGCGGTTCAACACGCCGAGGTTCACACGGTCCTGAATGTCGAGGACGCCGAAGAACTCAGGCTCGGGATCCTCGCCCAAGTCGGGCATGCGGGCGAACTCGACGAGCGGCAGCATGCCGAGGTCGTGCGGCTCGCCCTGGTCGCTCTTGCCGATGTACTCCCACGAGTCAGGCCCCCACGGCAGCCGCCGCCCGTAGCAGCGCTCGGTCGTCCGGTACGGGAACACGGTGTCGTCGAACAGCACCCACGCGTACCCGTAGCCGTCGACGTCGTCGTGCCGCGCCTTGAGCCCGACGTACGGCTCGCCCGTCGCCGGATCGGTCTCGACGATCGCCTCGCTCGGGTGCTCGGCCGTGATCAGCGGCGAGGGCCGGCCGTTCTCCTCGGTCCGGGTGGGGTGCGGGCCGACGGACATGTACCCGACGCTCTGCGCCATGGCCACGCGCCACACGAGTTTCTGCCGCGAGTCGAGCCGGTTCGCCTGCCACCAGCGAGAGGCGTTCGCGTCCGGCTCGCCATCCGGGCCGGTCACGCCGAGCGCATTGAGGCGGTGCACGGACGCGTTGGCGATCAGTCCGCAGAAGTTTGTGCGGCTCTTGCGCTGGAAGTCGACGAAAGCGGCCTCCGCATTCTTCGGCAGCTCGGGCAGCATCGGCCGGCCCCTGTAGTAGCGCCACCATTCGTCGAGCCGCCCCTGCCGCTTGCGCAGCTTCCGGCCGAGGCGCAACAGCCACCAGTCCGGCGAGTCCGGGGTTTCGTCGAGCACGTCGTCGCCCCCTTCCGGGCTCGTCAGAACGTTCCGCCGTACATCTCTTCTTCCTCGGCCGCGACGCCCTTCGCGATCGCGTCGAGGCGGCACTGCCACGCGAGGACCGAGGCGACCGCGGCGTCGATTTTTTTGGGGCTGTCGGGGTGCGCCTTGCCGATCTGCAGACCCGAACGGCCGGGCCGACGGCGGGCGTTGCACAGATGACGCACGAGCGCCGACGAGCCGTCGTGCGTCAACTCGCCCTCCGTGAGCGCGGTGTGGAACTTCTCCAGCGCCCGCACGATCAGCACCGACCGGCCGCCGGTCATCCACCACTCGATCGGGTGCTGCCGGGTCGCCTGCACCTTCAGGCGCGGCCCGTACGCCGCTTCCCAATCGGCCACGTGGCTTTCCCACTTGGCGGGGTCGGCGTACATGCCGACGACGTCGTGCGTCGCGAACGCCTCGTGCACCGCGGCGAGCACCTCGACGACGGGCACCTGCCACTCGATCGGCTTGCCGTCCGGCCCGAGCTGCGGCCGCTCGGGCTGCTCCCACACGCCGATCTTGAACAGGTGCCCGTCCGACAGCCGGCAGCCGATCAGCGCCGTCGCATCGGTCACCCCACGCGCGCGCTTCCGCGAGCCGTCGAACCCGATCACGATCCGGTCGCCGGGCTGCACCACGCGGCCGAGGTCGGACGACGCCCGCACCTCGGGCTCGGTCAGCCACGCGTCGGCCGCGTGCGTGATCTGGTTCAACAGGTCGGCCCGCAGATCCTGCGGCTCGTTCGACGTGTCGTAGAACTCGCTCGTGAGCCGCTCGATCGGCGACCAGCCGGGCCCGCACGGCGGGTCGTGCAGCACGCACCCGTCGGGGTGATCGCTGCTGTCGCCGTACGCGTACCGCAGGCCGGCGACGAGGGACTGCTCGTCGGTCATGTCGGTCTCGGGCGGCGCCTCGCGGTGATCGGCGAGGATCCCTCGCGCGCGCGACCGGCCGTCGATGATCGCCTGATAGTCCGATGCCGACTGCTCGGCGACCGAGCCGCCGCCGGGCGTGTACGCGTTCGGCGTCTCGATCAGGCTGCCGCCGAGCTTGGCGGCGTTGAACCGCATCACCTTCGCGAGCCGAATGCCGCCGTTGGTCGCGGTCCATTCCTCGGTCTGGTCGAGCGACGCGAAGCACGCCGGGTCACCCTTGGTCGACGTCGCCGACGAGGTGATCGGAGACACCTCGCCGCGCGGCAGGTAGATCACGGTGTCGAGGCATTCGAGCCCGTAGTCGGTCGACAGCGACCGGCCGCGCGCCATCTCCAACAACGGGATCCACGTGTTGTCGGTCTGCTGCTCGGTGACGGCGGCGATACGTACGAGCGGCGTACGGATCGAGTGCCACGGCCGGCCGATCGGCTCGCCGTACGAGTCGAACCCGTCCGGCACGACGTCGGCACACGCCTCGGCGAGCGCGATCGCCCCGACGAACGGCGACTTCCCCCAGCCTCGCGGCCGGCTGAGCAGCGCCCGGTGAATGACCCGCTTGCCGGTCACCGGGTGCAGCTCGTAGTACCGCAGCAGGAACTCGGCCTGTTCCTTGGTCGGGATGTACGGCGCTCCGTCGTCACGGCCGGGCTGCGCGAGATTCCCGATCATCCAGTCGATGACGTACCAACCGAGCGTCGGGAACTCGCCCTCGTACTCCGGGCCGCGCCATGGCATGACGCCCCCTTGCTACGCGCTGCCGCCCTCGGCGGACTTCCCGCCGTTGATCGGCCGCAGGTTCCCGTACAGCTCGCGAGCCGGCGGCACGCCCGAGCTGCCGCGTCCCTGGTCGGCGCCGTCCGCCTCGGCGAACACCATGCGCAGCCGGGCCCGGTCCGCGGGCGTCGCCCCGAACGCCGCGACGCGCAGCCGCAGTTCGCCCGCAGCCGTCAGATCGCCGCGCCACAGCCGGGCGTGAATCAGGGCGGTGTCGAGTAGGTACTGCCAGTCGGACGACCCGAAGTGGTCGGCCTGCGGCGAGTCGATCCACATCTGCCACCACTCACGGGTGCGCTCGGGCCACACGAACTCAACGAGATCGCCGTCGCGCTCGATCCGGAAGTCGGGCAGCTCTGGCGCCTCGGCGCGCTCCCACCTGAGTACGGTCTGCGGCACGGCGTCGGCGTTGCGCCTGACCTTGCGCCCCTTCGGGGGCGGGCCGACTCCTCCCATGGCTGTGCCTCCAATCCGTGCTCGCAGTTCAAGTGCGGTGGATACGGTGCCCCTGTGGAGATACCGGGGGCTGCTGCGCTTTGGACAGTTGGGTCATTCCTGCTCGGGCAGGGTGTTGTGTTCGGAGGCGTACTGATCAATAACGCCGCTCAAGCGCGCCGCGAGCGAGCAGCACGAGAGGAAGAGCGGCGGCGGTTGCACGCGGACCGGCGGGAAGCCTTCGAACTCGCGCACCTGCAAGATTTGCATGCGGCGCTTACTGAGCTGCTCCTCGTCGCGGAACTCTGCGTTCAGCAGTGGCGTAGCTGGCTTGGGATGCTCGACGCCCCCGGGAGACGCGCCAGCCCGCACACCCGGGATGAGCGCGAACGGCTGGAAGCCTCAGCCACCGAGCTACAGCAGACCGCCGAACAGCACCTGGAAAAAGTCAACCGGCTTACCGGGCTTGTGATACCCGACGCGCTGCGCGCGCGAATGACCATCGCTCATAGTCTGTACGCGCGCATCCTGGACAGGATCCACGAACCCAGGTCGGATGATTCGCAGCAAAATTTGTCCATGGCGATTGGCGAGCTAAAGATCGCACAGGTTGCCGTTGCCGCGAGGATCAGGCAAATCTACATATCGGCCGAGAACCTGCAGGGCGCTACAGCAGGGAGTCTATGACGTGCTGTAGGTCGCCGAGGCGCTGCGGTGTGTCGCCGAACGTCCGCCCCGTGACCGCGATGTACCGGCCGGTCGCGTACACCTCGACCGAGCCGTCGTCGAGCCGCAGTCGACGCCCTGCGTCGCCCGGCAGCCGGCCGTGCCCCCACACGTGCAGCCCGTCGCCGCCCTGCGACACCTCGACCCACGTCGAGCCGTCGACCGCCTTGAGGACGTTGCGCGCCCAACCCGCGACCGTGCCCTCGTCGTCGAGGCAGTGATCGAGGTCGAGGCAGACGACGCCGTCGCCGTCGAGGACGAACCCGAGCCCGACGCCGGCCGTCGAGCGGGCGGCGTCGCGGTAGCGCGACCAGGACGCCGGGTCGGTGCTGCTCGCGGCCGAGCCGTCGACGGCGACCGGAACCTTCCGCGAGGTGCGCCGGATCCATCGCGGCTGGCTCGTCAGCTCGGCCGGGATCGCTCGTGCCGCTCGGTGAGCAGCAGCTCGGCACGCCGGCCGACAGAACTGCGCGTGCCGCCGGGCCGTGATCGGCATCGGCTCGTCGCAGTGCTCGCAGGGGCGCCTCGTCGTCATGGGTACATGATATCTCGGCGTACGCTTTTAACGCTCTGACCTGCATGTATCAGGTTCGTATCGGGAGTGCTGCAGGCTGAGAGGCGATGTGCGGCTCCTCAACCGCGCGCCATCAAATCAGCCTGCCGCATCCCTGCCCGCCCGCCAGCGGACCGCCCACGCCCCGCAGCGTGGCCGTTTTCCCCAGACCCGTACAGAACCAGGCCCGCAGCACCTCCCGAGCGCCAAAGGGGGCGGGGGGTGGGAGTCGCCCCCCAGGGTCGGGGCGTGAATTCGGGTGCCGGTTCCGTCGATCTCGTCTGGTCGTACGCGAGTTGTCGCCCCGCGCGATCCTGTGAGCCTCTGACGCGTAAATACGAACCGGCGTGGGCAAAATCGCAGGTAGCTGACCTCGCCTCCTGCGTTGCCACCCCGCGGCGCGGTGTTGATCAAGGGCTACGGGGCGTTCGTCGTGCCCATTTACCCGTCCCACGGCGGGCGGCGAAGCCGCCCTGGGTCGCTGACCTGCGGAAACGCAGCTAGATGCGTAAACGTGCAGGTCAGAGCGTTGCGACGCAGGGCGCGAGGGTGCAGTTTCGTCTCGGTCGCCAAACTGCAGCGCCTGCACGGTAGTTGCAAGCCTCCGACCTGCGGTTTTGTGTATCACCTTGCAAACGTGCAGGTCGGAGCGTTGCGGGCTCGTGCGGTGCGTGCGTGCCGTCGTACGTGCCCGACGTGCCGTCGTCGTGGTCGTGATCGCCTCTGTCGACTGCGTAAACGTGCAGGTCAGGGCGTTGTGATCGTCGTGCAGCGTGCTCGATTTGGTCGCCCGTCCGGTAGTTGTGCTGTCGGCCCTCAAATCGTGCGCCGCGTCCGAGAGTTGCA